AAAACAAAAGAAGAAAATGGCTTAAATGATGTAGATTCAGCGTTAGAAATAATGGTTGATGAACTTGGATTGAATGAAAAATCATATAACAATCATGTAGGACATGATGATTTGTTAAGTATGCCTAAGAATACACTAGTTATAGATACACCAGGTGATTTAGATTGGTATAAAATTGGTCAGCATTTTCCAACATTAAACAAAGCCGATCCAAGAGAGTTTGGGCAAGGCGACAGTGATATGGTTATTACTTTTGCCAACGATAAAGAAAAAGAAGTATTTCTTAAATTAGCAGCACGTTTAGGGCTAAAGGTTAAAGACATCGGCGGAACACCTCAGCATCCTGAAATACACGGTGAAAACTTTGCTGACGGTAAGAAAAACGAAGGCGCAGAAATTACTATGTGGACCAATCCTGAGTATCAAGGCGCAGACGTTGATGACAAATATTACGAAAAGCAACCAGTAAAAATAGTAGACGTATCTAAACTAACACCGTTTGAACCTGCTGATAAAATGGATCCCAAAGACAATCACGATAATATGATGAGGTTTGTTGACAAGATCAAAGCAGGTAAAAAAATTAAGCCTATTGTAATCGTACCACATGAAGGTAAGTTACTGATAGTTGACGGGCATCATAGATACTTTGCACATTTAAAAGCAGGTGCAGATAAGATACGTGCTGTTATTGCTGATCCAAAGGATTTAACTTGGCGTGATGATGTTCCAGAAAGCATAGAAGAAAACTTTGCAGACGGTAAAAAAAAGGGTAAATCACGCCCGGGTAGAGTCAAAAAAGCCGGAGCAAGTTGTAAAGGCAGTGTAAGTAGTTTAAGAGCAAAGGCTCGTAAATATGGTGGTGAAAAGGGTAAAATGTACCACTGGTGTGCTAACATGAAGGGCGGCAAAAAAGGTAAATAGTATTATGAAACTTAGAGAATTAACACAAACAGAAGCAAACCCATTAGACGCTATGAAAACTGGTGCTCAAAAGGCGGCTGGGGCTGTTAAACAGGCGGCTGGTAAAGTAGCAGGTATGGCTGGTGGTGCTGATAAACAAACACAACAAAAAGCAGGCATGGGTGCTAAAATGGCGGCCAATAAAATGGGTGCTAAAGGTGGTACTGGTGGTATGATGGCTAAAGGATTAGACAAAGTAGCACAAGGTGGTGCTTTAACTGGTCAATTATCAAAGCAAATTGCTCCCTTTGCTAAACAACTTACTGCAATTTTATCAGACACAACTCTAAGAAATAAATTTATGATGCTTGTTAAACAAGCAGAAAAAGGTGCGGCACCGGCAGAAAGTGATGTACAAGAATTAGATACTTCACTAAAAGGTAAAGAAGATTACGAAGCAAAGAAAAAAGCATTACAAGATATTCAAATGGATCCTAACACATCAAAAGATCCAGATGCCGCTGATGCACTTAAGGCACGTTTAAAAAGATTAGAAAAAGATGCTGAAAAACAAAAAATTAATACTGAATCTAACGACGAAGCAGATCATATTATGCAATTAGCAAAATTAGTATCAGGTGCATCAAACACACAACAAGAACAAGCATCTGATTTTGCAAATGAAATGAAAGCACTTGCAGGTATTAAAGAAGTAGCAACAGCAGGCGCAACATCAGCAGGTAATATTGCTTCAGTAGCAAATCCAGCAATGGCTTATGGACAAAGAGGCAGAGATTCAAAAGGTTTGCCTAAAGCACCTCAAAAGAAAAATGCTGACGGTACTACAGTTAATGCTTTAGATATGTCAAATAATTTAATGGGCGGTAAAACCGTAAAGAGGAACTAACAATGAAAGAAAAAGATCTTAAAGAAGGCTTAGCAGATTTAGCATATAAAGCAGAAGCAGACCACGAAGTGCAAATGGCTCGTGCAGAACTGTACAAGATTGCCAAGTATGCAATTAAAATGCATGAAATGTTAAAAGGTGTTTCAGAACAAGAAGGTCTTGAAGGTTGGGTTCAAAGTAAAATTACTAAAGCCGCTGACTATATGGGTTCAGTATATCACCATATGGACTACGAAACAAAATTTGACGAAGTACAAGAAGCAAAGAAAGCAAAGCCAGACTATATTGATATTGATAAAGACGGCGATAAAAAAGAGCCTATGAAAAAGGCTGTTAAAGACAAAGAAGCAAAAAAAGAAAATACAGACTATAAATCAAGTTTATCACAGATGTTAGAATCTAAACTTGGTGTTTGTTCAGATTGCGGCAATCCAAGTTGGACTACATTACCAGAAGAAAAGCAAAAAGGTGTTGACGGCAAAGTATGCTGGAAAGGCTACAAGCGTATGGGCACTAAGAAAAAAGGCGGCAAGACTGTAGACAACTGTGTTAAGATGTAATGAAACGTCTTGAACTTCTTGAAAAATCTAAAATCTACGAAAAATGGAGCAACAAGTATAAACGCTCTATAAACTGTTCTAACCCTAAAGGGTTCTCCCAAAAGGCTCATTGTGCCGGTCGCAACAAAAAGAAATAATATAAATACATAAAACTTTTAACAAAGGACCTTTATGGCGTTTCTTGTACATAACCTACCACCAATAGAAGTCTATGTAAAAAAGGAATACCTATACGACCATCAGAAGGGTCATGGTGAATTAACACCTGGCATTTGGATTTCCATTAGAAGTATCGAAAGCAAAGCATTATATATAGAAACACTATTAACTGAATATGGTGCATTGTATGACAAACTACCTATTAGTGCATTTGTTTGGAAGGAAGATTACGACAAAGATAATCAACTACCTTTAGATCATTTACAAATATGGGATTGCTTTGATTACGACATCACAGTAATTAAAAAGCCTATGCTTTGTGACTGTGAGTTCTTTGGCAAAGATCGTAAGATGCACAAAGGCGAATATATGTTTACCCTTGATACTTGCCATAGAGATAACAATGCACTGAACGTAAATTTTTCAGAACACGACCCAGAACATAAATCCTTCAACTTTATCAAATTAGACAACGGCCAATTTGCCGCACAACCTAACAACAGAGTTATTTGGACTGATCAAAGTTTAGTTCCAGATAAAAAACTTACTCCAGACTTCAAAGTATGCACCCAAAACTACACGGTTGAAAACACACCTAAGTGGAGTGTAGGACACACTGACGAATGGGCATACAAATCAAAAGACGAAACCCTCGACACATAGTTATTTTGATATATTTCAAATGAGTGCTTGACAAACATCTCTACTTAATATATAATAATACACATTAACAATAGGAGTTACTTAATGTCAAACAGAACATACGGTCCCGACGAGAAAGCCAAACTTGAAAGATTGGTTAACGAAGGTGCTAACGTAATGAGAGAGATTGAAGATTTATCAGAAGGCTTAAAAGAAACTGTAAAAGCAGTTTCACAAGAACTTGATATTAAACCAAGTCTTATCAATAAAGCAATTAAAATTGCACACAAAGGTGATTGGTCGAAAGTTGCAGACGAATTTGACGATCTTGAAACACTTGTAGTTACTGTTGGTAAGGACAAGTAATTTTGCAAAAGATTAAAAACTTTTGGATAAACAGTTATCAGTCTGATAAGGTTGCATTTACATTTGAACTTATAAGTTTTATTTTTACTGTAGGTGCAAGCCTTACATTAGCGATAACTGCCAGAGATCCTAATATGATGTATGTATATCCAGGATTCTTTATTGGTAGTACAACACAGGCGTATGCCGCATACAGACGAGGAGCGGCTTGGGTAATGCTATTAACAATTTACTTTAGTTGTGTAAACGTATTTGGGTTTGGTATTGCCGCAGGTTGGTACTAATATGGATGTTGCTAAAATAGATAAATGGTTAGATACTCATTTAGAAGAGTTAGCAAAAGGAAGATGTCCGTGGGCCAATAGTCGTGTAAAACGTTTCCATACAGATCAATACTTAGACGTAATGAAAGTTATGTTTGAGTTTGATTACGACATTGAAGATCATCATGCAGTATTAGTAATACTACACGATGTAAATGATTGGAACGAAGGTGAAGAACTTTTTGGATTATGTAGAACAAAGTATTTTTTGGACAAGAATCTATTGTTTATTGAATACAAATACATGGATTACGAAAATGATTTAAATGATCCAAGTATTAGATTCTTTGTTATCCAAAAATTAGATGAAACTAAAGAAGCAAGTAACAAACTTTTAGAAAAAGGGTATTATAACGAATATCCCCAAAATAAAAAATTTAGGAAGATTAGAGGTCAAGATAATGAAATATATGGTTGACATAGACGGAACTATTTGCTATAATAACAACAGTAAATATGAAATCAGTGAACCAGATTATGAACGTATCGAGCACCTTAATAAGTTATATGACGAAGGTCATGAAATACATTATTGGACAGCGAGAGGCGCAAACTCAGGCAAAGATTGGGAAGAATTTACTGTTAGGCAACTTGATGACTGGGGTGTCAAATACACAAGTGTTAAATTTGGCAAACCGCATTATGATATATGGATAGACGACAAGGCACAAAATGACAAAGATTACTTTAAAACAATTAAAAACTCAACCTAAGCCATACCAACCGTTAGCGTGGTTGTCAACTGCAATATTGCTAACAGCGGCGGCACTACTTTCATTATTTCCAAATGAAATGTATGCAACATACGGATTTGGTATTGCTTCTACACTTTGGACAGTTGTAGGAGTACTTTGGAAAGAAAAGTCATTGATTGTTTTAAACGGAACGCTTACAATAATATATGTGTATGGAATTAGTAAGCACTTATATAGTATCGTCGGCTAAAATCGACAATTTGGTATTTGCCAGCCTAAAATGGCATAGGAGAGACAATGAGTTATGTAGACGCATTTTTTGATCGCAACGCAGATATTATTCGTGTTGTAGAACGTAAAGACGGTAAACGATCGTTTACTGAGTATCCTGTCAAATATACTTTTTACTACGGAGACCAACGTGGTAAGTATAAAAGCATTTACGGCGATCCCCTAAATAGAATTGTTTGTAAAAACACAAAAGACTTTCGTAAAGAACTCGCTATTAATAAAAACAAAGAACTTTTTGAAAGTGATGTTAATCCAATATTCCAATGTTTAAGTGAGAACTATCTAAATCATGATGCTCCAAAACTAAACATTGCTTTTTTCGATATCGAGACAGACTTTGATCCAGAAAGAGGTTTCGCGGATCCTGCAGATCCGTTTATGCCTATTACGGCAATTACTGTACATCTTCAATGGTTAGACAGTCTTGTTACACTTGCTATTCCACCTAAGACACTTACAATGGAACAAGCAGAAGAACAAGTAAAAGAATTTCCTAATACACATTTGTTTGCAGACGAAGGAGAAATGCTAAAAACGTTTTTAGACTTAATCCAAGATGCAGATATTATTTCAGGTTGGAACAGTGAAGGTTATGATATTCCTTACACAGTCAATCGTGTACAAAAAGTTTTAAGCAAAGACGATACAAGACGTTTTTGTTTGTTTGACCAATTTCCAAAGAAACGTGAATACGAAAAGTTCGGAAGGCAACAAGAAACTTATGACTTAATAGGCAGAGTGCATTTAGATAGTTTGGAACTATATCGTAAGTACACATACGAAGAACGTCATACATATAGACTTGATGCTATTGGCGAAATGGAAGTAGGCGAACGTAAAACTGTTTACGAAGGCACACTTGATCAACTTTATAACAATGATTTTAGAAAGTTTATTGAGTATAACAGACAAGACGTTGCACTACTTGATAAGTTAGATAAAAAACTAAGATTTATTGACTTGAGTAATGAACTTGCTCATGCAAATACTGTTTTGCTACAGACCACAATGGGTGCAGTAGCAGTTACAGAACAAGCAATTATTAACGAAGCACATCACAGAGGTATGCAAGTGCCTAATAGAGTAAAACGTGAGCCAGGTAGTGATCCTGCCGCGGGTGCTTATGTGGCATTTCCTAAAGTAGGAGTACACAAGTGGATTGGTTCAATGGACTTAAATTCACTATATCCATCTGTGATTAGATCATTAAACATGGCTCCAGAAACTATTATAGGTCAACTACGTCCCGAACATACAAACAAATATCTCGGCGAACAAATGAACTTGAAAAAGAAATCATTTGCGGCGGCTTGGGAAGGCCGTTTTGGTACAATGGAGTTTGATGCTGTTATGGAAGAACGTAGAGATATTTCTATTACTGTTGATTGGGAAAACGGCCAATCAGAAGTAATGAGTGGTGCTCAAATATCTAAAATTATTTTCGATAGTAATAATCCTTGGATGTTAAGTGCTAATGGAACTATTTTTACATATGAGTTTGAAGGTATTATTCCTGGACTTCTTAAACGTTGGTATGAAGAACGTAAAGAAATGCAGGGAATGAAAAAGAAGGCAATAGATGCGGGAAATAAAACAGAGATTGAGTTCTGGGACAAACGTCAACTTGTTAAAAAAATTAATCTTAACTCTCTTTACGGGGCCATTCTTAATCCTGGTTGCAGATTTTTTGACCCGAGGATAGGACAGTCAACTACACTAACAGGTAGACAAATTGCAAAACACATGGCCGCAGAAGTAAACAAAGTTGCTACTGGTGATTATAATCATGTAGGCAAGTGTGTGATATACGGGGACACAGACTCTGTATACTTTAGTGCATATCCTATCCTTAAACAAGATATTGATGCAGGTAAAATTCCTTGGACTAAAGAAAGTGTTATTCAACTATATGATCAAATTTGTGAAGAAGCAAATAAATCTTTCAGTAAGTTTATGGGTGACACATTCCATTGTCCAAAGAGTCGTGCAGAAGTAATTGCGGCTGGTAGAGAAATTGTTGCTGAAAGCGGATTGTATATTACTAAGAAACGTTATGCGGCACTTGTATATGACGAGGAAGGTAATCGTAAAGACGTAGATGGAAAGCCTGGCAAAGTAAAAGCAATGGGTCTTGATCTAAAACGTTCAGATACTCCTGTGTTTATGCAAGACTTTTTAAGTGAACTATTGCTAATGGTCTTACAAGAAGCAGATGAAGAGAAACTTCTTGATCGTATTACAGAGTTTAGAACAGAATTTAAATCACGTCCTGGTTGGGAGAAAGGTTCTCCTAAACGTGCAAACAAGATCGGTCATTATGAGCGTCTTGAAAAGAAGCAAGGCAAAGCCAATATGCCAGGACACGTAAGAGCAAGTATCAATTGGAATACTCTTAAAAAGATGAACAGCGATCGCTATTCAATGGAAATTGTTGATGGTATGAAAGTTATTGTTTGTAAACTTAAACAGAATCCAATGGGATATACAAGTGTTGCTTATCCTGTAGACGAAATGCATTTACCAGACTGGTTTAAGGAATTGCCATTTGATGGTGATGCAATGGAAGAAACTATTATTGATAATAAACTCGGAAACTTAATTGGCGTACTTAACTATGACTTAGAAAGTACAAAGACTAAGAATACTTTTAACAACTTATTTGACTTTGGAGAATAAATGGCTACTCACGGTATGATAGACTTAGAAACACTTGGCGTTGAGCCGGATAGTGTAATAATGACTCTCGGTGCTGTTAAGTTTGATCCGTTCAGTGATACAGAGCCACATACACCTTTATATCTAAGAGTAGATGTAGAAGAACAATCCGAGAAATATAATAGAAGTATAGACAACAATACACTTGCATGGTGGGGGAAACAATCAAAAGAAATTCAAGACGAAGCGTTTGGAGACCATGAAAGAGTAAGTTGTGAAAGTCTTTCGAAGCAACTTAACAAATGGTGTGTAGGATTAGATTACATTTGGTGTCAAGGTCCTACATTTGATTTTACAATTTTGCAAAACTTTTATAAAAACATAGAAAAACCTTGTCCTTGGAATTATTGGCAGATCAGAGACAGTAGAACATTGTTTAGTATGATGCCATATGATCCTCGTAAGGATATACAAGAGAGTTTACATAACGCACTTGCAGATTGTTTCTATCAAGCAAAGTGTGTTCAAAAATCCTATAAACATTTTGGAGTGAAAAAATGAAATACGGTAATTGGGATATAGGCGGTGAAGTTGTTAAAAAGGACGATCGCTATACTGTAAAAGATAATAAAGTATTAAAAAATCTTGTTGTAAGTTCTACAAGATTAAACCCTAATAAAAGTACAACAGGACACAAACATGAAGGTCAAGAAGAAGTTTACTTGTTTATTGAAGGTACAGGTAATATGCAACTTGACAATGATACCTTTAGTGTATATCCAGGTGACACTGTTTTAATTAAAGACGGTGTATTCCACAGAGTACACGCAGGTGATGATGAATTATATTTTGTTTGTGTATTTCAAGGTGAAAGGACTATATGATCTGTGTAATTTGTAAAAAGAAGATTGATAAAAATTGTAAGTGGAGTTCATGTAAACTTGCTAATAAAGGAAACTCTAATGCGTGATGATTTAATGGTACAACAACAAGTAGACAACGTATGGCAACATATGGTTGGTGTTATTTGTTTGAATCAAACTAATCGTAAACAAGTTAAAGCAGTGCTACCTAAGTTCTTTGCTAAGTGGCCTACACACTCAAGTTTACTACACGCAACACGCAATGAAATAGAAGAAGTAATTGCTCCACTTGGTATGAAGCACGTTCGAGCAGAAAGACTGTATCGAATGAGTGAACAGTTTGGAGATTGGGATGGTGAAGATGCTACACAATTATACGGTATTGGTAAGTACGGTTCTGACAGTTATAGACTTTTTTATAAAAATGAAATTCCTGAGAACGTAGGAGACCACGAATTAAAAAGATATATTGAGGAGGAGATTGCGGCATGAAGATTTTATTAACAGGCAGTGACGGAATGATTGGTTCAACACTTAAAAAATATTGGGCAGGCCTCCACGAAGTAATTGGTTTAGATATTAAGTCAGGTAATGATTTACTTACTTGTAATTTAGATTATGATGTAGATATAATTGTGCATTTAGCGGCAATGAGTGGTGTAAGAAAGAGTCTTGCAAATCCACAAGAATATTTTGATAACAATGTTGTTGCATCAAATAGATTATTTAAAGCATTTCCAAATACAAGAATTTTATATGCAAGTTCAAGTACTGCAAAAGAACCACAAAGAAACCCTTATGCAATGTCCAAATATGTTGTAGAAAGATTAGCACCAGAACATTGTTTAGGCCTAAGATTTACAACTGTTATTGGCGGTGAAGGTAGAGACTATATGTTCATACCGAAATTATTAAACAATGAAGTTACATTTATTAATGTAGATCATAAACGAGATTTTATACATATCTCAGATGTGTGTAGAGCAGTTACTCAATTGTTGTCAAATGAATTGACAGGAGTAATTGATGTTGGTACTGGTATTTCAAGACCATTATCAGATTACTGTAAAGCAGTAGGATTAGAAAAATATGAAGAAAGGCTTGGCGACGAACACGAACGAAAAGATAATATTGCAGATATTACTCAATTAAAAAGTATTGGGTGGAAGCCTGAAATTGATGCATTAAGTTTTGTTAGCCAAGAAAAAACACTTGACAAATCATAATTTTCTAAATATAATATAAACAATAGGAGACCAATCATGAAAGACATCTTACAAGACATTGTTGCCCATACACATTCGTTAGGCTTTCTTAACATTGTTAAGGTAACAAACGAAACTGACACTACTATCGAATCGATGGCAGAAGATCGTTCAGTTATTCTTAGTTCTAAAACTAAAAATCCTGTAGCAGAATTTACAGGTACATTTGGAATGCCTAACTTAGATAAGTTAAGTTTGCATTTGAAATGTCCAGAATATCAAAAGAATTCTAAAATTACTGTAGAACAGGCAGAGCGTAATGGCGAAACTGTTCCAACACATATTCACTTTGAAAACGAAGCAGGTGATTTTGAAAACGATTATCGCTTTATGAATAAACAGATCATTGAGGAAAAACTTAAGACTGTTAAGTTCAAAGGCGCACAATGGGACGTTGTTGTTGAACCGTCAATAGCGGCAATTCAAAGAATGAAGTTCCAAAGTCTTGCACACTCTGAAGAAACTGTGTTTACAGTTAAAACAGAAAATAACAACCTTGTGTTTAGTTTTGGTGATGCATCACAACACGCAGGTTCATTTGTATTTCATCCAGGCATTCAAGGCAGTTTGAAACACTCTTGGGCATGGCCAGTAGCACAGGTACAAGCAATTCTAAACTTAGATGGTAAGGTTACCATGAGCATTTCAGATCAAGGTGCTATGCAACTTACTGTCGACAGTGGTTTGGCAGAATACAATTACATTCTTCCTGCACAAACCAAGTAAGGGTTTATGGCGAAGAAACCAGGTATAGTAGAAAAAATAGGCAAGTGGCATAGTAAAGTTTTTAACTATGTTAGTAAAAAAGCAAAGACAAGTAAACTATGGGCAATATTATTAACAGCATTAGTAATATACGAATTAATAGAACATTTAGTTTACCCGTGGCTTGTTCCGCTTTTAGCAATCAAAGCCTTTGGATAATTGGAGAATAAGTTGAATACAGACTTAACAAAAGAACAAAAAGACTACGCTATATTTTTGCCAGCGATCAGTGGTTTCTATGCGACTTTCATTGGCAAACAACGTAGAGAAGAATACGTAGACAAAAGTCGTATTCCTTTTCCTAACAACGAGATGGAAAGTCTTAATTGGTTTAACAAGCAAGACGGACTTTTTAATTATCATTGGAGTTTATATTCCGCAGGACACGCAGAACTTGATGTAAACAAGGACGCACCTAAAGAAGATATGATTCGAAACAGAGATAGAAATAACTCGTGGTTACTTGGTGACTCAGGCGGTTTCCAGATTGGTAAAGGCGTATGGGAAGGTGATTGGAAGGATCCTAATTGTCCTAAGGCTAAAAAGAAACGTGAACAAGTTCTTACTTGGATGGACGCTTATATGGACTATGGAATGATCCTTGATATTCCAGCCTGGGTAGCACGTTCACCTGCGGGTGCAAAAGCAACAGGTATTGACAACTATCAAGATGCCGTAAATGCTACACGTATTAACAATGATTACTTTATGGCTAACCGCAACGGTAACTGTAAGTTCTTAAACGTTCTACAAGGTGAAAATCACGCTGATGCAGAAGATTGGTATCAACAGATGAAAGACTACTGTGATCCTAAAAAATATCCTGACACACATTTTAATGGTTGGTCAATGGGTGGTCAGAATATGTGTGATGTACATCTTGTTCTTAAAAGAATGGTTGCATTACGTTTTGACGGTTTGCTCGAAAAAGGTAAACATGATTTTATGCACTTCTTAGGTACAAGTAAGTTAGAGTGGGCAACACTATTAACAGACATTCAAAGAGCAGTTCGTAAGTATCATAATCCAAACTTTACAATTACATTTGATTGTGCAAGTCCGTTCTTAGCAACTGCAAACGGTCAAATCTATTGTGAACTTGAAACACAGGATAGAAAGAAATGGGTTTACAGAATGGTGCCAAGTATTGATGATAAGGCACTTGCAACAGATTTATCACCATTTAGTGATGCATTTGTTCGTGAAGGTAAACATAGAAGTTTTCTTAATAGTCCTGTAACACAGAATTTAAAGGCAAAAGATGTGTGTATATACGCACCAGGCGATCTAAATAAAATAGGCAAAGAAGGCAAAACAAGTTGGGATAGTTTTAGTTATGCGATCCAAATGGGTCATAATGTATGGAGTCATATTAATGCAGTACAAGAAGCAAACAGACATTACGACAATGGAGTTATTCCAGCAATGCTTGTCGAAGAACGCTTTGACAGGTTATTTTTTAGAGATGTTGTAGAGGCAATATTTGCAACTGACAACAGAGACGAAGCAAACGCGGTAATAGAAGAATTTAACAAGTTTTGGATGTCAATTATTGGCACCCGAGGCGCAACAGGAAAGAAGACGGTTAATGCCCAAACGCAATTTGGTAGCCTCTTTGAGGAGTTATAAAATGGCAAAAGCAAGTAAGAAAATCGAAAAACTAAAAGAACATCATGCATGGTATGATAAAAAAGTAACAGAACTTGAAGATGAAAGACAACACGATAGATCTTTTTCACACAAAAGTCTTTTACTTAAATTAAAGAAAACAAAATTAGCAATTAAAGATCAAATCAATAACTTAATGAAGGACTTTCAAAAGTGAAACGTGATTACTCAGACGGTGTTGTAAAAGATGATGTTGTTTACTTTACTGGTTATGAAGTAGAGAAAACACCAGCATACGATATGGATACACTATTTGTAGTTGGATGTCGTCCGTTAGATGAAGTATTAGAACAAGCAAAAGAAAAGCACGTAGATCATATTTACTTAGGTGCTAACCAAAGTTTTGAAGTAGTTTTACCAAATGGTGAAGAAGCATCTAACAAGGCTTGGGATACACTAATTTATGGGTTGCTTGAAGAAGGTTATCATGTAACACTTGACTATGATGTAAAATATCACGAGTGGGTTTTGGAAAGTGGTTACAATGAAAAAGAAAAATTCATTAGCCAAATTAGTGTAAAACTTCCTTACATTAATCAACTTAATTACAATGCTTGTATTAAGATTGACGACAAAGACTTTAAAGCAACAAACGCCGGTGTTTGGATTCATCAAGTACACGATTTACAAGAGCGTTCAAAATTTACAGATTGGTCCAAATATGAAAATGATAATCCGGTTGACAACGAGGAGTAAAGGTAGTATACTATGGGTATAACTGAACAAATGTTGAAAGCACACGCTGAAACAGAAAGACAAGAAAAGATTATGAGAACAGCAAAAAGAATGATTTGGGTAACATTCCGAAAGGAAGGTATCCACAAGTATCCTGCGGCTTTAGACGATCCTAAACTTGCAACAGGTGACTGGGATGATGTGTCGTTTTTAGGTTATCCACATAGACACATATTCCATTTCAAGGTCGGTATTACTGTTACACACAATGACAGAGATATCGAATTTATTCAATTCAAACGATGGATGGAGAAACTATATAGCGAAGGAACACTAAATTTAGATTACAAGTCATGCGAAATGATGTCAGATGATCTTTATGAAAAGATCGCTGAAAAATTCCCCGGGCGTGAAGTTCACATCGATATAAGTGAAGACGGTGAGAACGGTGCCCATATTGAGTACCCAAAATACTGAGAGGTATCAGAAAATGGCGATTGAGTTTGATCGTGAAACTTACAACAAGATCTTTACTGATCTTGAAGCATTCAAAGAATTTTGTGCGAGTTCTTGGGTGTTAGGTTACAATCGTGCATACAAGTTTGACGAACGAGACTTGTATAATAATAAAAGCGAAGCGTGGAGAACTTACTGTTCGTTTAGAAAAGGTAAGCGTCCTCGCCCAAACTTTAAAAAGAAGTTCAATAGGAGGCACTAATGACAGTTTATATTGTAGACATTGAAGCAGTAGATACACGCTACACAAAGCAATGGAAGGAACATCTTCCTAAGCAACTTCAACGTGCTACAAATATGAACGTAAAAGTTATTAGTGGTGGGGAAACGCCTCAGGCTACTACGCCTGGGGCATTTCTCAATTTTGGCGGAACAAATGTTTACAAATCAAAACAACTTGAAAAAATAGGAGAAATGTTTTGTAATGGTGAAATCAAAGATGGCGATTATTTTTTATATACTGATGCCTGGAATCCTACAGTTATACAATTACGTTACATGGCAGAGTTATTGGGTGTTAGCATTCGCATTGGTGGCCTCTGGCACGCTGGTAGTTATGACCCACACGACTTCTTGGGTAGACTAATAGGTGATAAACCTTGGGTACGTAATGCTGAAATATCTATGTACGAATGTTATGATCATAACTTTTTTGCTACAGAGTTTCACATTAATATGTTTGAAGAAGCATTTGTAGGAAAGGTTTCATTAGAACAATTTAAAAAATCAAAACGTGTTGGTTGGCCTATGGAATATTTGTCTGATAGTTTTACTATGTATAAGAATATGGATAAAGAAAACATTATTTTATTTCCACATAGAATTGCTCCAGAAAAACAACCACAAATTTTTGCAGATTTAAAAGAAGCATTACCACAATATGAATTTATAGTTTGTCAAGAAAAACAACTTACAAAAAATGAATATCATAATTTACTTGGTAGGGCAAAACTGGTATTCAGTGCAAACTTACAAGAAACACTTGGCATTAGTTGGTATGAAGGTGTGTTAGTTAACACTATTCCTATGGTTCCAGATAGATTAAGTTATAGTGAAATGGCTTTGAAAGAATTTAAGTATCCAAGTAAATGGACTGAAAGTTTTGAGTCATACAAACAAAACAAAAAACAAGTAATGGATAAAATTATAGACTATATGGAAAATTATAAAGAGTATCTTGTTCCAATGCAAAAACAAACATTAAAGTTAGCACAAGAATTTTTTAATGGTAAAAAACTATACAAGGATATTTTAAATGGATAACGGTGAGTTAGATAAAGAATTAACCATTTCATATGATACAGGTGATACAGATACTATTGGTACTATAGACACTGACGGAACTTATACTATTAAGTTAGACAACTATCATGATGGATCTTTAGAGGACTACAATACAGGAACTATTACATATTCTGGTGAAACTGTTGGCGGTATGACATCAACTTTTGCACCTACATTTGGAGACTATGATGCATATGATGAAAGTCCAGCACCATGGCCAAGCGAATATGATGTAAAGAAAATGATAGAAATTTATCCGTCACTAAAATTGCAGTATTTAAAATTTATCGAAATTTATAATTTTGTTAAGGACGATTACAAAGGTAGAAAAAATGATGACATTCCTTTCTAACATAATGGACTTCTTAGGTCGTAAAAGAGTTATCTATGATAGAGACGGAAAGGTTCCATATCTAATTCGTTATTATGTGTTTCTCAAAAATCGAAAACGTTTTCCATTTAATATTACACTACACAAAGTATTAGTAAGTGATGAACCTACACTTCATGATCATCCATGGGGATATGCTACTTTTATTCTTAAAGGCGGTTACTGGGAACATATTCCAGTCTTTGCACAAGAAGGACACGTATGTGGTAGCACAAGAGTTTGGAGAGGACCAGGACACTTTCGTATGCGTAAAGCAGACGACTTGCATTGGTTAGAATTAGAAAAAGATGCAGACGGAAAAGAAATTCCTTGTTGGAGTTTATTCTATATGGGTAAGAAACAAAAGGAATGGGGATTTGTGCGTTGGGTTAAAAACGAAGGTTACCGTTGGATTCACAATGAAGATTATTTAGGTGTTGGAGCAAAAGATGGAGATTAAACGTACATCATATTTTGGTGGTTTGATCAAAACATATGACAACGTCTTTAATCCTAAAGTTATACAAATACTTGAAAACGAAATTCAAAATTTAAGTTTTAAATGGGGGACCAAAGATAATCCAGATCAACCTCCTACAGGATTGCAATGTTTCGAGTTTGAACATACACACACTTGGTCAACACTTTGGAATGTAGTTAGTGAAAAATTAGAAGACCTTGAAGGATTAGAATATCGTAGAAGTAACTTAAATTTTTTTGCTACAGGTGAAGATGCATATTATCACAAAGATGACTGTGATTGGACTTTACTTTATTATTGTAACAGTACTTGGCAACCAGATGAAAAAGGCGAAACAAAATTCTTTATTACTACTGACGACTTAGATGGATACAAATTACAAGATGTACAAGGTAATACAGATCCGTTAGTTATAAGTGTTGCACCTATACCAGGTCGTTTTTGTTTTTTTAAAAGTTCTATTAACCATAGTGCAACAGGGTTTAGATCAAGTGCAAGATTTGTTCCTGCACTAAAATTTGTAAATGCTGGTTTCGGTAACGGAACTGGAGTTATTGTACAAAAAGGAAATCAAGACGTGTTAGATATTAGGAGAGGTCATGATTAAGAAAAAGTTCTATACTTGGCAAGACGTAGAAAAGATGTGTGTTAGTATTGTAAATCAAATGTACAAGGACAATTGGCGTCCTGATTATATTGTAGGCATTACACGAGGTGGCAATGTTCCTGCTACTATTATTTCAAACATGACAGGCATTCGTTGTGAAGCACTTAAGGTTGCACTACGTGACGATGATAGTCATTTAGAAAGTAATGCATGGATGAGCGAAGATGCGTTCGGCTATGTTGATAAAGATGAACAAGAAACATATAAAAGTCGATGGGACCTTGCTAAACGTAAAAAGATTCTCATTGTAGATGATATTAACGATACAGGCGCCACATTTAAATGGATTAAACAAGATTGGCCGGCAAGTTGTTTACCAAATGAAGATATAGGGTGGAGTACTGTTTGGGGTAACAATGTCCGCTTTGCAGTATTAACAGAAAACCTAAGTAGTGAGTTTGACAGTGTGTCATATCATTGCGATGAAGTTAATA